AGGAAACAGGTAAGAACTAAACTCAGACTTGCCCATCCTTGGTGCAATGTTAATAATTACGCGTTTTTTCTTGCCTTCCACCACGTCTTGGAAGATTTTAGCTAGCTTGCGGTGCTGGGGCCCTATCTTAAACCCTGGATATACCGCTTTTGCAAACTCCAAAGGCTGGTTTTGCGCTCTATGTAAGTGGTTACGGTGCTCTCGTTCTTCTAAATCTTGCAAAAACAACAGTTTTTCCTCAGTTGTCATGTCCTTTAACGCCAACTGCGCGGCTAAAGCTTCTTCTGGGGTCAATGTATCAATAATCATTCGTCGTCAAACTGTGGTTTTTCTGCAACAACCTTCTCGACTACCTCAATATCATCAACTTCTACGACATCTACCTTGCCCATGTACTTGCTTAGCTTCTCACGTATGCGTTTTTCTAGCTCTTCGTCAGATACATCGGTGTTTTTAACCTCAACCCGGTCTGTAAACAGTGCCACTTCGGTTACTTTTCCAAGTAACTCTAACGCCTTAAGCCGTATCCGGGCATCCGGATGCTCTGTTTCTTTAACTATCTTTGCCACACTCATAGAGCGTAGCTCGTTAGCTTGCTTTACAAACTCCCACTGGTATCCGCTGACCATAGCCACGGCATTTACGATTTCTTCTGGGACTTGCAGGTTAAGTAACTGGTTTTTTGCGTCGGGGGAGTTGGTAGTTAGGGCTGCGAATGCGTTGGCCACTTGTTGTTCTTGAGCGTTAGATAGGATCTCGGCTTCTTCGTCTTCATCGACAAACTGGTTTAGCCAATCCACGGTTTGCTTTTGGGCGCCAAGAGTTTGGGGCGCGTTTAATTCTTCTATTGGGGTAAACCCGCCCTCACCAGATTCTATATCTGGTACATAGTCAGCAGCTTGTGCTGAAACCAAATGCTCTAAAAGCAAACTAATACCTCCTGGGTTGCGCTGGGGTGGGGCGAATGGTTGTGAGTATACACTCTTTTTTTATTTTGTGATATGATTCTTTTGCGTGCGGCTTTTCCTCCTTCGTTTGGGTCGTGCGTGATTGATTAGTACTTGAACCCCGGGCTTAAAACGTCCGGGGTTTTTTTATTGTGGGGGTGTGTATAAAGTTTGACATGAGTCGTTGAAATTTTTTACAAAATTTGACATTTTTTTGTTTTGTGGCTAAGGAATAGTGATCTAGTGTCCATGCCACCATCACCCTAAATAGGTCGGATACCCCCCTAGTGGGGTTGCAATATAGGCTTGACGAAGGGGGGAATAGACCCTAAAGCTATACTGTTTACATGGATAGAAACCTATCCATTCGTTGCCAAGCCGATTCGCTTGGCTTTTTTATTAGGAGTTAAACATCATGGCAACATTAGTTAAAGGAACATACCTCAAGGCTAAGACAGGTGAGGTAATCACATACGACCAATTCGCTTTTGGTATTGGACAGCAAGACCGCTTGACTCTTGAGGAGTCGGTGATATGGCATAAGGATTACCTCAAGTCGGACAAGAAGGACAAGGCTGACTATGCAAGGGAGTGGAGAGTGAACTACCTCATGGGCAATCTTGGAGTGTCAAGCAAGGAGGCGGATAGGATTCTATCCCTGACCAAGACCAAGAGAACAGACGATCAACAGAAGGCTTACATGAGAGCTAATTCGAAGTTTAGTTATCACATTGTGAGACCCGTTCCATCAGGTGTGTCCAAGCAAGTCAAGGTCACAGTTGATCAGGTCGTGGAGTTGTTCGAGCAGTTGAGTAAAGCGGAACAAGCCAAGTTTCTACGGATCATCAAGTAAGCGAGGCTTTACTGCTGTTTCATTTTATGTCAAACCAAAGGAGGTAGTTATGTTTCGCAAAGCCGTTGAGTTGGGTCTAACCGAAAGGCAAGCCCAATTAGTATTAAAAAGTCTGGGGCGTCAGCTACTAGCTGAGGTCAAGGCAAGCCATGAGTGTCATACAAGCGGTGATTACATCATGGAGATTGAGCATCAAAGCACCGCTAGGGTTATCGAGAGTCTTATTGATAGCCTCGCCCACGAAGTTCTAACCGCCAACTAAGGAGGTAGTTATGTTATCAAAGCAACAAGCAAGCCTACTCAAGCACCAAGCCAAGGGTAGGCGAGATAGGATTCTATCCGAAGTTAAGCCCAAGCCCGAACCTAAGCCCATCACAATGGGCGAAGCGTTCCGAGGGTTTGATCTCAATGTTTACAAGCAGGAGAAATTTGAATGAGCATATTCAAAAACCGAGCCATTGAAATCCTATGGCTGTATCAAAAAGGCTCACACCCTTTGGCTATCGCAAGAGAACTAAAGATGTCAGTCGTTGAAGTCCTAGATGTAATCAACACAAACCCACTTAAATAAGGAGTAATGTATGAAAACCATAAAACTAACCCCAAGCAAAGCCCTCATGCAAGTCATGAAGGAGGGGACACAAGGCAATAGAAGTAATGTGTTCGTGGTATGCCGTAAGGTAAATAGCGAAGTCGGGGAGTTCAAACTCAAGGGCAAGAAACCCCACGCTTTCACCTCACTCAAGGTAGCTACCAACGCATGGCGTAAACTCGTTCAGAGGGACGGCAAGGGATCAAGCTGGGTGATCACTACCTCAGATGAGTTAGCTCGTTCTGAGATGATTTGGCTGTAATGCAAGGCTGTTTCGGATAGGTTTCTATCCCAATTATCTACGAGTGCCTAAAAAACAGGCAAGTTGACAATAGTCCACTTTAATTTGCAAGTGGACACATAGTTGACACCCGCAACCCCAATAGGAATAAGCACATACCACATTCCCAGCACACTTATATATATAAATAGAGAATATAGAATATATATATAAAAGGGTAATAAAGTGGGAATGTATAAAAAAGCCTAGTCCTTTCTTAGTCTTTAAATTGCTGGAATTCTGTATACATCTGTGTCAGAATAGTGGCAAGGCTTATTCTATATGGGGAAACAGGTAGACAACTACTGTGGACAACATAGGTTTGCCAAGTGGACATTAGTCTACTTTTTTGGGTAATCGGGACAGAAACCTGTCCGAAAGTGGGTTGTTTGCGAGAGCAAACTGTCCGAGATAGGAGAAAATTGTATGAAGAAACTAGAAAAGCAAGAGCAACTAACTTGTGCAAAGTGTGGGGAAACCAAACCCCGAGCTGAGTTTAAAAGACGCATGACTGCGGAAGAATACAGTCGAGTGATAAAGAGGCGTGTAGAAACAGGAACTACGGTCATCAGCTCTTTATGCAAATCATGTCAACCAAAACGCAAACCCCGCTCAAAGCTCACGCTAAAAGAACTACGCAACAAGATCACCGAGAAAAGAATAAACCCCAAGCTGGGCGAAGCATTGATAGAAGAAAAACGCCAAGCAATCAACAAAACAAGAAGTAGGCATATGCGTGAGTATTGGCAAAAACAAAAGGGCAAGGCACGCGAGGAACTCAAAGCCAAGCTAGATAAAGAGGTGACCAGAGCTAAGAACACCTACCACTCATACTTCAGACGGATAGAAACCTATCCCATAAAAACGACTCGGCAAACCAAAGCGGATACGCCTGAGCAAATCCAAGCAATTAAGCAAAAACGCCTAGACCACTTGGCGGTTTTGGAAACTCAATATAGATTAACCAAAGAAAGGAGAGCCAATGAACTAGCTAAGTATGATGAAGAAAACAAGTAATCAACCACTAACAAACGAAAGGAGTAAATATGACAGGGGAAACCAAACCCTTCAAACTACCTAAAGCCTACAAGCCACACAACCCGCTTGAGTTTGTAAGAGAACGACCAAACGAATTACCCGAAGGGTTAGACCCTGAGGCTAGGGTTAAAGTTATCTTGCGTGAATACCTTGACCGCGAATCTATTGAGGGAGGGGGGACAACGAGAGCTGGTTCGTTTTGGTGGGGTGACTCACAAGGTAATGGCGGGGCAATCGTGGGGTATCGGGTCATCAACCTAAAAAGCCCTTGGGTTAATTGGGGTGCTGACTTTAGTCTTGAAGATATTGGCAGGCGGTTTTACGACTCGCCACCAATTCTAGAAACTAACCCTGACGCTGAGATATTAGTGTGGCTCAGGCATAGCAGGCAACCCCAACCTTTTATTCGCCCAGCCAGCCGTTGGCATTGGGAATTAGATGGCGGGACTAATGACATCATGAAATATAGACTAGCGGGAGCAGAAGATGCAGAAACTACACGCCTTTGATTTATTTAGCCGTCTTGCATTACTTTTTTCAACTGTTTTTATAGGAGGTCAAATAGTTAGGTATTTAATCGGTCTGTTATTTAAGTAGTAGTTAAGTTCGGATAGGTTTCTATCCAAGGCAAACTCACAAACGAAAGGAAATAGTATGCCAACAGTATCTTATACACGAGAGCAAATAGCAGTAGTAGCACAACGCTTGGAATCTGCACCCGCAGACCCTAGCAACTTGTTGCGTAGGTTTTTGGATATCAAACTCAACCACATGCGTAGCCCTCATGCGTGGACTATGCCTGAAGCTATCCAACACGCTAAACGGGTCATTGAGATGCAACTCAAGTCCAACCATCATAGTCGTTGCGAGTGGCGATCCCATCAAGGGTATGCCAATCTCATGGCACACAAACGCACCATGTATGCGGTGGGTAAGCAAATCAGCGAGGCGATCAAGGATCAAGACCATAACCAACTAGTCGGCTTGCTCAACGACAACAGCGAGAT